GGGGGCCGTCTATCGCATGGGGCCGTCGTTTGGGGTGGACGCGGGAGATCGGCCCATTCGGCGCGTACGTAGATCTCCAGCACTCGTGAGCGAGAATCGGTTGCTGTACTATCCGGCGTTCGAGCTCGACCTCGAGTCCGGTCTCGGCGCGACTGGCACTGGCCAGGGATCCAACCCACAGGTGATGCTGCGGATGAGCAACGACAACGGCAAGACGTGGGGATCCGAGGTCTTGCGCTCGGCCGGAAAACTCGGCGAGTACGAGACTCGAGTGCGGTGGCTCCGTTGTGGAGCTGCGCGGCGCCGGGTGTTCGAGGTTTCCGTCACCGACCCGATTCCTTGGCGCCTGACCAACGCCTACTTGCCCGGGTTCGAGCGTGCCAACCCTGGAATCGGAAGTGGGAGGGCGGCGTAAGTGCCACTTCTTCCCGTTCCGATGCCGGTGGCCGATGCGCTCGTGAGCAGGTTCGGGCTCATCACCGAGACCTGGATCAAGTACTTCACCAACCAGACTCAGGAGATCGTGCAGGCTGCGCGGGTACTCACGAGCAAGAGCTTGCTGGATCAGAGCGCGTCCATCGGTACGACTCCATTCGACGTGACGAGCGTGCCGGCAGGGATCTACCGGCTGGCGTACTACGCGCAGGTCGTCCAGGCGGCAACCGTGTCGAGCAGTCTGATCGTGACGTTCCTGTGGACCAACCGGGGGGCGTCGCTGTCGCTCGCCGGGTCGGCGATGACCGGGAACAGCTTGACGACGGTGAGCGCCGGGAGCATGCTGATCCACGTGGATCAGAGCTCGCCCATCTCGTTCTCGACGACGTACGCATCGGTGGGAGCTACGCCGATGAAGTACGATCTGCACATGACCCTGGAGCGGTTGGCGGCATGAGTCAGCAAGAGCGCATTCTCCCGACGTACGAATGGGACCGACTGAAGATCGCGCAGCTGCCTCCCCTCTGGCGGTACGTGCGACCGGGCGAAATGGACATGGTGGTGGTCGAGAACGATGCACGCATCGTTGCGTGTTGCGGCGTTCTTCGGGTACCGTGCTTCGAGGGCTTGTGGATGGCCGATGACCATCGTGGGAACGCTGGGACCGCAAGGCGACTGATGCGGATCATGGTCGCAGCCGCAAACCGGTGGGCGAATGGCTGGGCGTTTGGTGCCGCGGCTGACGACCACATGCGGGACATCTTGGCTCGGATTGGAGGGCAGAAGCTGCCGGCGGACTTCTACGTGCTGCCACTCCAGCCACAGAGGCTTCAGCCAGAAAGCGAAGGATCAGAATGCCGGACGCAGTAGCAGCCGCAGCCATCACGGCGGCGGGCGGGCTCCTCGGTGGCGGTCTGTCGTCGCGTGCGTCGAACCGAGCGAGTACGCAGCAAGCACGGGCGGCGGAGGAGGCCCTCAGGTTCGAACGCGAGCAAGCGGCGGAGGACAAACGGCGGTATGACGAGCAGCAAGCAGCGCTGAAAGCGCAGTGGGACGCGGAGCAGGAGCGGCGCAGGCCGTATCGCGAAGCGGCTGAGCGCATCATCTCCCGGTACGGTGGCAGGCCCAGCACGGCGCGCGTGACGCCTACCGAGATGCCGGCAGGTTGGACGCCTGGTGCGACGGAGTCAGTCAAACGCCGGCTCACGTTGGGCGCCATCGCCGGTTCGGTTCCGACACTGCGCTCGGAGCCTGAGACGCCTGCGTTGGTCGGGCCGCGCTTCAGCATCCGGAACTGGCAGGACTGGAGCAACTACGGTGCCTGACCAGCCCTGCGACGTGTGCTTCGCTGTCGACGGCGACCGCACGCCGAAAGCCACCGCTCGGTGGTGTGGGAGGTGCCGGAAGTGGATCTGCGACCGCTGCCGGTACAGTCCTCGACGGGTCCAGGCGGTGGCGCATGCCGTACGGCGCACGCTGCGTGACTACGTCTCGAAACGTGAGGTTTCGCCATGATCGCCTCGAGGGAACCGTGCGGCCCGGACGGATACACACCAGACGGTTCGCCGTGCGAGCCTGAGCCGGGGCCGCCTCCGCCGTCTCCGCCGCCTCCGGAGTCTCCAGTCCCTGGAGAGCTGCCACCCGGAGAGCCAGTCGGAGGTGAGGGCGGAGGTGAAGACCTCGGCTTCTCGCCGTTCTCGGGCCCGATGAGCTTCCGGTACAACGTGCCTGGCGTCCCGCGCTTCCGGGCTCCGGTGTTCCGGGCGCCCTCGGCAGCGGAGGCGCTGGAGGAGCCTGGCTACAAGTTCGGAGCCGAGGAGGGACGTCGGGCGCTCGAGGCGTCTGCGTCCGGCAGGGGTACGCTGCGTACGGGGGGCACGCTCAAGGACATCGTGGCGTGGGGCGACCGCTTCGCGACTCAGCACTACGGAGACGTATTCAACCGCGCTCTCTCCGCGTTCGACCGTCTCTATCAGGGCAGCCGCGACGAGTACGCGCCGTTGCTCGCGGAATGGAACGCACGCAGTGCTGCGGGCCTGCGTGGCGCGGAGCTGGACTGGGCGCGCACCTACGATCAGTGGGCGCTCGAGCAGCAGCTCCGTGCGCAACGCGAGGCTGCGATTCTAGGAGCCGGAGCCGGATAACGCAGCATGCCAGCCGCGATCCCGTACGCGCCAGCCGACTACTACCGGCCCCGGAACCGCATCGCCGATCTGATCCTGGCTGCGGGCCAAGCGCGTGCTGCGGGCGCCGCACGCAGCGGAGAGATCTGGGGAGACGCGATCGCTCGAGCGGCGTCCGGCATCGGTGGAGCTATCGCGGATGCTCCGCGGCTGCGTGCGGAGAGCACCGAGCGTGAGGCTGCCACCGCCTTCCGTGAGCGCCAGATGGCTGCCCTGGAACGAGGAGAGCAGAGGGAGGAGGCTGTCAGTGGCGCTCTCGGTGGGTATGGCCAAGAGGACTTCGACATCAATGCAGCGGTGAGCTCACTGCCTCCCGACGCGCAACTCGGAGCGCGGAAGATCTACCAGGAGCTCGAGTCCTCGCGGCTTCAGGCTGACGAGAGCACCGCGTACGTGCTGGCGAAGGGTGCGCGCATCGCAGAGAGCCTGCTGGAGACGCCGTTGCAAGACGTCGGCATGGAGCTGGTGTCCAAGTACTTCCGCCAGCACTTCCCGCAGCAGATGGAGCGCCTCGAGGCCACCGTGAAGGAGGACCCATCGAAGCTGAAGCCGCTACTGCAGCACCTACAGGGACAGTCCGAGCGGTTCCGGAAGGAACTGGAGGCGAGGAAACCAAAGACGCGTGAGATCAAGACGCGCCAGCCTGGGGGCGGCGAGCGGATTGAGATCGTCGAGGACGTGCCGGGCCTCGTGCGCGAGAGCGCGCCGGCGCCCGAACAGCCGCTCTCGCGGATCGAGGCCGAGGCGGCCGCACGAGCGCGCGGCACAGCGCGCGGCAAGCCACCCGGCGGCGACGAGGAGAAGCTCTACCCCGTTGACGTATTCAACGATGAAACCGGGGAGATGGAGCGCACCTTCGTGACCGAAACCCAGGCCCGTGCGATGGCGACTGGTCAGGCGCCTGCATTGGGCAAGGGCCCAGGTACAGCAGAAAGGAATCGCATGGGAGCGGCCAGGGCCAGCATCCAGGCCGGCGAGGCTCTGCTCAAGGATCTTTCGGACCCGCAGTTCACGGCAGAGGTCGGTCCGATCATAGGGCGCTTCAACTCGCTCACTGCCGCGGCCGGAGCGGGCGAACCACAAGCTCAGTACCTCGTCGGTGCGCTTAAGAGTTTTGCAGCTCTGCAACCGCAAATCCATGGCTTCAGAGCAGTACAGATGGCCGAAAACGTCGAGAAACTCTTGAGCACTAAGCAGACCCCCAAGACTCTCGCGGCTGGGTTGCGCGGCATCTTGACGGCGAGTTACATCGTTGCGAAACGGAAACCAACGGAAGAAGCGCGGGACCCGGTATCTGAGATTCTCTCGATGCTTGAAGCAGCCGGGCGCCGCTGATGCCGCTCGAGACTCTCCAGAGCCATCCCGCGTGGGCGAAGCTGCGTGACGACGAGCGCGAGAAGGTGCTCGCGGCGTTCGAGCAGTTGAGCGAGCAAGACCGCACCCGGCTGTATCAGGCGCTCGGCGAAGCCAAGCCCGAGGCGCCGCCGGTGTCGAGTGCGCCAGCGCCCGGCCTGTCGTACACGGATTGGAAGCAGCAGATGGAGCCGCTCGCGGAGCGTGGTAGGGCTGAGGGTGAAGCTCGAGCAGGAGAGACGATCCTTGGCATGGCGCCGGCGCTGATGGTTGGCGGCGTGGCGGGGAATGCAGCGCGCTCCGGGGCTGGCATGCTCAGCCAACTCGCGCAGAAGTTCGGCGGCAAGGTTTGGCCGATGGCGAAGGGCGCCGCGGCAGGAGCCGCCTTTGAAATGCTGCCTGTGATCGGGAGCGGAGACCCAATCCACGGCGCGAAGCTAGGCGCGATGATTGGAGCCGGGCAACATGGCATGGGCGCGTTGTGGAAGTTCGGGAAGAAGCGCGCGCTGATCGAGAAAGCGGCTGGCATCGCTCGTGGTACGAAGGCCGCGCCTGCGGCAGCGCGAGCGGCGAAAGCCGCGCCCACCGTTGCGCGTGCGGCGCCGGAGGCGGCTGCAACGCCTGCAGCGATCGAAAAGGGGTACGTTTACCACGCAACAAACGCCGAAAGGCTTGAGGATATCGCAAGCGCCGGCAAGCTGAAAACGTATCGACCAAGCTATGGAACAGATCAGCGCGCGTGGCCTGATGGCGCCATTGAACGGCGTGCCTATTTCGGGAAAACAGCGGAGGGGGTTCGCCAATTCGCTCCTGAGCATGGCCAGGCGGTTGTCGTCAGGACCAAGGTCGGCCCACACATCCGGAGGGAGAGCACTGGTGATCTCTATACGCGCGAGCCCATCAAGTCCGACATGCTCGAGTATCAAGCTGCAGATGGATCGTGGATCCCCGTTTCGTCTCTGGCTGCGAAGGGAGTAACCGCAACCACAATGACGTTGGGCAAGCTGGTCGAGAAGGCATCGGCTACGAAGCCCGGTTCTATGCGCCAGGCGCTCGCCGAGCCGCCCGCGTTCGCGCGCGGGCCCGCACGTCCGATCCCAGCGATCGAACCGTCAGCCGCAATCTCACGAGTTCTCTCGCAGGGCGAATACGATCACTACGGCATTCGAGTGCTCGGGAAATCCAAAGTGAAAGTGGGAGAAACGCTCAAGGCCAGTCGTGAATTTCTCGATGATAAACCGACTGGCGCTATGGTTGAAGGCGGCACTTCAGTGGTTGAGGTAACCGGAAAAAACATTCAAGAAGCCCTCGAACGTGCCAATAGGTATGGACTCAGGGGCAACAAAGTGGTTTTGGTTGGATCGAATCGACGAACGATAGGCCGTCCTGATCTAGGCGAGGTGGCCCTAGAAAATCCC